GCGTAGACAATCTCTTCACCTTTCAAGTAAGAGAAGCCCAACTTGAACTGACCCCAGATTTTATCAGAAGACAATTCAGCTTCGTACTTCATATCGATAGCACGAACATCGTTGTAGTCATCAGTCAACATCACCAAGTTTTGTGGTGCAGAGATGATGAACTCATTCGCAGGCATAGAAGCCATATGTACTACTTCCATACCGTAGTAGTTAGGAATAGAACCTTCTACAACACCTTGAGGAGTAGTAGTGTACAAACCAGCGATAGCGATTTGGTAAGCTTGCATTGCAGCAGTACCCAAGAAGTATACAGGTTTGAAGTCACGGTCAGCGTCTCCGTAAACAGCAGCCAACATTACGTCAGACATTGTTTCGTAAGCACCTTCCATCAAGTCAAGGATGTTGCTTGAGCTGATAGTAGCGTTAGTATCGTAGTCCAATACAGCAGCATCAGAAGCCAATTCAGTAGTCAATTCAGTACCAGCCAACTCAAGAGCTTTTTGAGCAGATAGTTTTGCGAAGTAGTCAAATACCCAGTCTTTGAATTCAGAATCCATAGTCTCTGGGTTGTGCTGACCTTGTTTCAACAACAAACCACGGTAAGAAGACTCAAGAGCGTCCTTACAGTTCAAGAAAGACCACTTGTAAGTGTCAACAGTCATTTCTTTTTCACCTACTGAAGCAGTAGATTGTGGGTCAAATACACAAAGGTCGTTACCGAAAGTCAATGAAGCATCAAAGATTGGTACGTTTACTTTAGCTTTAACACCGTCAATAAGACGGAAGCGGTTCAATACAGCCGCAGATTTTACCATTGCATCGATGAAGAGGTCTGGACGTCTGTCACCATAAGGCAATGAAGCGATAGAAATACTCATTTTATATAAGTTTTAAAATTGTTCGTTTTACTTAATTTACAATAATTACTTGCGATTGAAGAAGTTATTGATAAGATTTACTTTTTCAGGAGTAATCGCATCAAAAACTACAGTCTTATCTTCAACTGTTTCAACTACTTCTTCAGCTTTTTGTTCAGCAGCAAATTGCTCCTCAACTTCCAACTGATTTGCTTCTTCTTCAGCCTCAAAGTTTTCCTCTACTTCTGCATCAGCAGCAGCAAATTCTTCTTGAGTACTTTCTTCAGAAACAGTTTCTTCTGTAGCTTCGTACATTTTGTTCTCATCATCAGCATCTGCATCCGCACTCATTTCTTCTTGAGATGCGCCCATAGACTCGATGTGCTTTTGAATCATTTCAATGGCTGATTGTAGGTTTTCTACACCACCGAACTTATCTTCAAGAGAGGTCATTGCCTCAAGAAGAGATGCATTCTCATTCTCAAGGGCTTCAATTTTAGCGTTGAATTGGTTGATAGTGGCCTCGAATTGAGCCTCCATTTTACCCAACTCTTTCGCAAAAGCAAATTCACTCATTTGATTTTCGTTATTTGTTGGTTTAATATCTGCTTTAATCTCGATGGAGAAACCATTTATCTCCCCACTCTTGATTGAAGTAAACAATTCGTCAGACTCAATCTTGGCCTTTACGAATACAGTTCCGTTTGGAAGGTTGTAACCATAGTCTTTAGACTTATCGTTATCAGACTCTTTCATCCAAACTTCAAGCATAACCACCTCATCAGTATCGTAAGCGTGGTTAATACCAAATGCGTTAAACAACCCTTCTTTAGAATACTTGTACATAATCTGCTCGATAGTCTCCTTTGTGAAGCGTACATAGTAGTATCCCATATCGGGGCTGAAGCGTAGGATTTCCTTGTTAGGAATCATAATAGGTCCTACAACCTCTTTCTTTTCATCAGAGGCGAACATAGCAACTCTCTCAACTTCGTTGAAATAGATGAAGTTCTCCTCAATAGCAGGCTTATCTACAAGGGAGATTTTATACATCCCTTGTGCGATGTCCTCTAATGATATATCAAATAATGGTAAGTTATCCATTCTTTAGTTTTTTAGGGAAGGATTTAATCCAATCAATCCTTTTTCTTGTTAGCGGGAACATCCTTGACTTTACGGTCACCCCACGGGAGGTCAGCCACATCAGCACTTGCCTTAACTGTTCCTTTTCGTATGCTTTCAGCTTTTCTAATTGCCCAGTTAACGCCACTTGTTCCTCCCCAACCGAGCCAAGCAACATAGCCTCTATCTTTCCAAGGCTCGTTCTTATACTTAGGGTCAATCGCAGCATTCTTTCTATGGCGATTAAACGCAGCCATTCTTGCAATAGTCTCATAGGATAGTTTTCTTCTTGAAGCAAGTTGTCTTGCCCTGGCCCAACCTACAGCGGTCATACCCTTTACCTCACTTCCATACTTCTCCTTCCACTCAAGAACTTTCTTGGCGTTGTTAGTAGCAGATTTAGGGTAGTCATTGTATGTAGCCATCGTATTAATTTACAATTATTGTAGTATACCTTCAATTGTTAAGTAAGCGTAATCATCAAACACATCGCCTTTTGCACTCTTAACCAATATAGGATTAGCTGTGAATCTTGTAGCAGATAGTGTCTGCAAGAAGAAGTCTAATGATGCAAGGTCTGAGGTAGGAACAACCATATCAAAGGTGATACGAGGATTCTCTGATTGTAGTATCTTCTCGGATACAGCAAAGATGTTATCGTAACTATCTGTAGCATTACCATCCTCATCCTCAAACATTAGATTCCATCCAGCGGTATTGTAATGGAATAATCTACCATTAAAGATATGCTGTCCACCAATGTTAGTTGTTAATGTAGGAGCATAAAAGTTTGATTGAATAACTTGAGACTCCGTATTCATTTTCTCATTGGTAGCAAATCCCTTTAACACAACATAAGGAACTAAAAGATTTGTTTTGTACAATGGCTTATCTAAGAACGCAAACCTTAAACCGACATCCTTGTTTTGAGTAAATATGTTCTCCGTAAAACCTATTTCGTTTTGACTGAATGCATCATAGTTTGTTAAATCATCGTAAGAAGGACCTTCGTCTCCACAAACTGATTTATAGTATATAGAAGAATTTAAGTCTATCTTTAATTCTGCTACACCATCCTGATTTATGTCTTGCTTTGTAGAACCTATGATAACTTTATCGTTATCTAAATCATCAAAGTATAAACCATAGTCAGCGTTATTTAACTCAACCGACTTTATTTTATCTCCACCATCGGTTATTAGAACAGACTTCAAGTCATCAACATATTGGTTTATGTCTTGTCCACCAGTTCTTGCTATAGATAATGGGTCTACACGAAGGACGTGTTCAGATGTAGAGTCATCAAACTCGTAAAACAATCCACAGTCAAAACGCTTTAGTACGGCCAATAAGATTTCTTGAACAGATAAGGGACAAGTCTTATCTATTGATTCAGATATTATAAACTCATCATCTGTTTTGTACAAGAAGGTATCTGCGTTTGAAGTAAACTTAATGTCTAAGCGACCATAATCACCTGTTCCGTCTGGATTGCCAATTCTTGTAATAGCCTTCTTTATATCGTAAACTTGAAATGTCCCTTGAGCAGTAGTTGCTTGATACCAATATGGAGGTATAGGTGCATTTGGTGGTTGATACAAATAATCATCTATGTACTCAACAACCAATGTTCCATCTAATGGCTCTAAGAAATAGTTTATACTGTACTCACTACCGCCATCAATAAACATCTCCTCATCTTGAGGGAAATAAACTGTTACGGGTTCAAACTCAAGTGTATCAAACCAATTTGAAAATGGACCAATTATTGCTCCAGCATTGTTTAATATACCTGCTCCAGTGCGACAAGCTTTATAGTCAAAGTCAACTGTGTAATCATTCTTATTGGAGTACCCTTGAATCGGAGATGCTGTTGAGGTATCTAAGATTAGTTCATTACCTTGAGAGTCTTGAAGAGGTATTTGCTTCTTAATCGTTCCGTCAGCATATACTCCTATGTTCAATCTAAATCTAATTGTTGAATTAGGGTCAGATGGAAATAGATTTATTACCATCTTGTCTTCCTGTATAACTGGAATCTCATACTTTAGACCCGATATTGTAGCAGATGTTTGTCCAGATGATAATCCTAATGAAGCATTAAAAGAGACCTTTGGGCAAAAGAATCCTCGTATACCATCCTCGTCAAATCCATTAACAAAGTCGTATGGATAAAAAGCCATACGCTTGCTTGCACCCCATTGTTCAACAGAGTATAATGGTTGTCCCTCGCCATCCGTGCCATAGTTTCCAGCAGTTTGCATCGCTCCAAACCATTCTGTGTGTATAAGGTTTTGTGAGCCTAAAAGGTTAGTACAAGTAGCAAGGTTGGTGTTTACCCCTGCCCAAGCAGGTGATTGTCTTATTGAAAAGTTTCTTGTGTTTACATCTTGCTTTGCAAGTAGTTGTGACGGCACAACCATATGCAACTTCTCGGGCTGAAAGTCTGGGTATTGTGGAGAACCAGCGTATTGTCCGATGCCAAACAACTTAGAATCTACTCGTACATCAAAGTTTGAGAACTGAGCATCAAGGTTTCTACCAATGTACTCAAAGAACTTAGGCACTGAGAACACAGGCATAATGCCCGTTCTGCTCAATCCAGGACCATACTCCAGAAACTGACGAGCTGCATATCCAAACTTACCATCTACATCATTTACAAAGTCTATGTATGGAAAAGATATAGGCCTTGTGTAATCGGGGTTTTGACCGATAACTCCTGCTTCACCAACACCCGATGTTACATCTAAGAACTGTGCAAAGGTTCTTCTGTTTGCATAGTAAGAATCAATTGCATATAAACTACCGAGATTAAAATCCTTTACCTTTGAGAGGTATTTTGATATGTAATCCTTTATATCTACCTCAATGTAAGGTTCAGATGAGTTGTATTCAAAAGATGTTACATTTAATATACCCTCTATCTCTGTGTTAGTACTGCTTCCAAAAACAGTTATTTTAAAGTAGAAATCATCTTTTGGGAACTCACCCGATAGAGAAGACAGAGGCTCAAAGTTAAATCTATTTGATGCCTTATTGTTTGTTGTTAAGGGGATACGCATTGTAGTATAGAAAGGAATCTTTACCTTATCTATATCAAGAGTATCGTAAAAGTCTAAATCGTACTCTAATCGTTGTTGCGGAAACAAGTCAACCTCATAATAGTTAACATTGTCTCTGCTGATTTCTAACTTAAACTCCATACTATCGTGTTGCGATATTAAATTCTAATGTAGACTTGAATCGGTTGTTTAGTGTATCAAAGCTTCCATCGGAGAAACCTACTCCATATGCCTTGTTGTCACAAAGGTCAACAAATACAACCTCTGAATTAGTCACCAATGTCTGTGCTATACCAAAGTACTCATTTCTTTTTGTAGGTACGATAAGTGAGTAAGACACATTAGATGCATATTGAGCATAAGCCTTTGAGTACAATCCATTTTCTACATCAATATTAATTCTATATGTAGATACCGAATCAACCTCTGTATTGTCGTAAGGGAATACAGTGCCTGTAATGGACGATAATCCTACAGGGTATACATTGCTATCAAATTCAAATCTTCCTGTGTTCTGGTCCACGCAAACAGCGTATACAGCCTTCTGATATCCATCTGTGTACACAATACGAACTGCATCTCTGTTTTGTACACCTCCAACACCACCACCTGCGTTAAGTGTATTTCCTGTTACTGTAAATGTAATCCCGTTGATTTGGCTTAATTGCCCTTGTCTAAATACTAAATCAGCCATTATAATCTATCGTTTCTATCTCTGATTCTACGTTCTGTAGCATTACTACGCAAGTCTTTATCAGATACATATGCTCTCACAGGTTTGCTTACACCAATTGCTGTTGAGGTAGTAGCCTCTGCAATAGCCTTTAAGTAATCTACACTTTCGTTTATAGGTGAATTAACAAAACCTCCCTGTGCAAATTTATAACTTCCTTGAATCGGCTTTGTTCTATAAGAGTTATTTATCCTATCAAGAAGGTCCCTATGCATAGCGGTAGCTCGTTTATTTATAATATACTCGCCACCTTCCATTTCATATCCACCTTGACCCTGCACACTAAAAGGAACTCCTCCATCTGAGTGAGATGGACCATTTACAATACCACCCTCTGCAAACTTTTTAGGATAGAATTTTCTTTGACCTATCGCTGAAATTTCAGCTCCATATGCAGCAGTAGCTAATGCACCAGTTATTGCAGCTTTAGTTAATATACTAACTGGGTCAGCTGTTTTATCATATGCAATCAACGTAGGTATAATAGATGCTATAGCTTCAAGGTAATCAGTTGATGCATTTTGTCTATCTCTTTTCTTTTCTGCGTCAAATATCTGTCTTTCTATATTATTTTCTTCAGCTATTTGAGCTTTTCTTAAATCAACTTGTTTTTTTCTGAATTGAGATTCAGTTATAATCTGATTATCTAATTGAGATTTTAAAATGTCCTCTTCAATGCTATATCTATTTTCTATAGCACTTATTTCTTGT